CCTTCGCCGCCTTCGACAACGGCGTGGCCTCCGCCACGGCCACTACCTGGCCGCGGCAGACGACGGGCCCCGTCTACAACCCGACGGTCGTCAAGGGCACGCGTCCTGTGCTCAAGATCCGCAAGAACACGTCCACCACGCGCGTCATCGCAGTCAACGCCCTGGGCCTGCTGGTCGAAACTGCGCCCCCGGCTGTAGCGGTCGTCGAAGGAGCGGCGGTACTGTCCGGTACGGGCTCGCTTACGGGCGCCGGCATGGCCGAGAAGGTCGGCGCCGCGGTGCTTTCCGGCGCTGGATCACTCGCGGGCGCTGGGTTCGCGGTCAAGGACGGAGCCGCCGCCCTCGTCGGAGCGGGCGATCTCGTCGCATCTGGCGCTCCGGTGCGCGATGGAGCTGCGGCGCTCGCAGGCACGGGCGTGCTTGTCGCGGCAGGAGAGGTCGAGGCAGGCGTGGTGAGCGGCGCTGCAGCGCTCTCCGGGGCTGGATCTCTGGCCGCCAGCGGCGTGCGGATCGTCGAAGGTGCCGCCTCCCTGGGCGGAACCGGCGCTCTGAGCGCGGCGGGGCACGGGGTCATGGAAGGATCTGCGCAGCTCGCGGGCACTTCTACGCTCCAGGGCGCTGGGGTGCGCATCACGTTCGGCGCAGCTGCGCTGTCCGGCGCGGGGGATCTCGCGGGATCAGGGCTCCAGATCGCGTACGGGAGCACGACGATGCCCGGCACGGGCGCTCTGGTGGCGGATGGGCAGGTCGCGGGCCAGACTCCGGTGCACAACGGCGCTGCGGCACTTGCGGGCCTCGGAGCCCTGACCGCTGCCGGCGCGCGTGTCGTCGAAGGATCCGTGTCGCTTACCGGGCTGGGCACGGCCACCGCCGCCGGCCACGCGATCAAGACCGGAGCTGCGGCGCTCGCAGGACTGGGATCTGCCACGGCGGCCGGGCAGGTCGTCAACGGACCGATCCTCGGAGCGGCTCATCTCACGGGCACCAGCGCGCTGTTCGCGCAGGGGGAGCTGGACGCGATCGGACGGGCGTCGCTGTCGGGGTCGGGAGAGCTGCGGGCCATCGGCCAGGTCGAGGCCTTCATCCGGGCCGTCGACGTTTACACGCGCCTGCGCAACTGGGGGCCGCTGTCCAACGACTAGGCCACTGTCCTACACTATGCGACCATGAGCAAGCGACCCGACAACATCCACACGAGCGGCAAGTACAACGAGGTGCGCCACGAGATCATCGTGGACGCCGTCGAGAAGGGCAACTACCGCGCCACCGCTGCGCGTCTTGCGGGCATCCACCCGTCCCAGCTGTACAAGTGGCTGGAGGAGGGTGCGAACGCCAGCGACGCGGAGATCCCGTACGACGAGCCGGCGGGCCGCTACCGCAAGCTGTTCGAGGACGTCGAGGAGGCGGAGGCCCGCTTCGAGTCCAAGATGGTCGGCAAGGTCACGGAGGCCGCCGACGACCCGAAGAACTGGACCGCGGCCATGACGATCCTGGAGCGGACGCGCCCGGAGAAGTTCGGCAAGCGCGAGACCACGGTGATCGAGGGCGGCGACAAGCCGATCACGCACGCCACGATCCACATCCTGGCCAACCCTGAGGCGATGGAGGCTGCGAACGACCTGCTCAAGCAGCTGACCCGGCCCAAGACCCTCGAGCCTGCGCGCGACGTGCCGGAGCTTCCGGCGCCCCGCATGGCCGACATCGTGGTCGATGCCGGAGAGTAGCGCCGAAGAGCAGCTTCGCGTCCTCGCCCAGTCGAGTCCGGGCGGGTTCGCCTACGTGGCCAACGTCCGCAAGACGGAGGACGGTGGCTACGAGTCGGGGTTCATGTACCCGCCGCACATCGAACACCTCAACCAGGCGATCGTGCACCTGGCTGCGCGCGAGTACCTCAAGCAGGGCTACACGGGCATCATCGTCGAGATGCCGCCGCGCCATGGCAAGTCCGAAATCTGCTCGAAGTACACGCCCCCCTGGTACATCGGCACGTTCCCCGGACACCGCGTGGCCCTGGCGTCGTACGAGGCCGACTTCGCGTCGTCCTGGGGCCGGGCCGGCCGCGATCTGCTTGAAGAGTGGGGCCCGTCGCTGTTCGGCATCGAGGTCGACCGCCGCAGCTCGGCGTCGGACCGCTGGGGCATCCGTCGGCTGACGCGGGGCAGGCCTCGCAAGGACCCGGGCGGCATGATCACGACGGGCGTTGGCGGGCCGATCACGGGTAAGGGCGCCGACCTGCTGATCATCGACGACCCGTTCAAGAACTTCCAGGAGGCCCAGTCGAAGACCATCCGCAACCGCGTCTGGAACTGGTGGCTTTCGACCGCCCGCACGCGTCTCGAGCCGGGCGGGGTGGTGATCATCATCATGACCCGCTGGCACGAGGACGACCTCATCGGACGTCTGCTCGCCGCGTCAGGTGAGTCGCCGCAGGGCGAGGCTCACCCGCTGTACGACCCGATGGCAGACAAGTGGGTCCGCATCCGCTACCCGGCGATCGCCGAGGAGGAGGACTTCCTGGGGCGCAAGCCCGGTCAGGCGCTCTGGCCGGAGCGCTACCACGAGGGCGCCCTGGAGCGGATCAAGGCATCGGTCGGCGCGTACATCTGGGGGGCCCTGTACCAGCAGCGTCCGTCGCCGCTCGAGGGGGGCATGTTCGAACGCGACTGGTTCAAGATCATCGACGAGGTTCCCCGGCGTGACTCCGAAGGCAAGCCGGTGCGCATCAAGAAGACGATGACCTTCTGGGACCTGGCCGCGACCGAGGAAGCACAGGGCACAGACCCGGACTGGACGGTCGGCGCCAAGGGGCACCAGATGAGCGACGGGTCGTACATCATCGCCGACATCCGCCGCTTCCGCAAGAGCGCCGACCAGCAGGAGAAGGAGGTTCTGCGGACCGCGCAGGTACACGGGCGCGGGGTGCCGATCCGGATGGAGCAGGAGCCGGGGTCGGCTGGCAAGATCGTCATCGCGCACTTCAAGAAGCTGCTGCGGGGCTGGGCCTTCAAGGGCATCCGCGCCACGGGCTCCAAGGAGACGCGCGCGATCGTCTACTCGGCTGCGGCTGAGCGGGGCGACGTCTACCTGCTCAAGGCGGACTGGAACGAGGAGTTCCTCGCCGAGCACGTGCTGTTCCCGAACGGAACCCATGACGACCAGGTGGATGCCGTCAGTGGGTGCATTGCGGCACTCGACGAGAAGACCGGAGGGATCACCTCGTGGTAACTCTGCTCGCTCGTCCTTTCTAGGAGGTTACACTCACCCCGATGCCTGTCGCTACCACGCTCACCAACCGGCGTACAGCTCCGGACCCCGGCACGCTCGACCCGGCACCGGCCAACCCGGACATCGTCTGGGCCCTCGACGAGTTCGTCGAGAGCGCCCGCATGCGCCGCATCCAGCTCTACCGCCTCTACTACTACGGCGAGCACCGCCTCGCCTTCGCCACGGACAAGTTCCGGTCCACGTTCGGAACGCTGCTCAAGGCGTTCGCGGACAACCTGTGCGAGTCCGTCGTCGACACGTTCACCGAGCGCCTGGAGATCCAGGGGTTCAGCTCCAACCTCGCCAAGCCGGCGGAGGAGCACATCACCGTCGCACAGCCCGCGCAGCCGGAGCAGCCCAGTACGCCTACTGACGAAGAGACTGAGCCTGCACCTCCGCAGCCTGCGTTCGGCGCCGACGTGGCGGAGACGCCCGCTCCTGCGCCCGGCACGAAGATCCTGATCACCGTCGACGACCCGATCGCCGACGAGGCCTGGGATCTGTGGGAGGCCAACTACGGCGACGTCATCGCGGACGAGGTCCATCGCGAGGCGCTGATGACCGGCGACGGATTCGTGATCGTCTGGCCGGACATCGACATGACGACGACGCTGTGGCCGCAGTACAGCCACGAGATGGCTGTCCGGTACGCCCCCAACCGTCGAGGACGCCTCGAGGTGGCCGCCAAGTTCTGGCTGCAGGCCGACAAGCGCGCGCGGCTGACGCTGTACTACGACGACCACGTCGAGCGGTACATCTCGCGCAACAAGGTGCACCAGCTGAGCCGCGCCTCGCTCAAGCCGTCGTCGTTCGTGCCGTTCACGGACGACCAGGGCCGCTCCCAGGTGCCGAACCCGTACGGACGCGTGCCGGTGTTCCACTTCGCGCACAAGGCGTTTGGCCGCTACGGGCTGTCGTCGCTGAACAACGTCATCCCGATCCAGGACGCGCTCAACAAGGCCGTGTGCGACATGCTCGTCGCGATGGAGTTCGCGGCCTTCCGGCAGCGCTGGGTCACGGGGCTCGAGGTCGAGATCGACGAGGCCACGGGCAAGCCCAAGGAGGTGCCGTTCGACATGGGCGTCGACCGGATCGTCTCCGCGGGTGATCCGGAGGCGAAGTTCGGCGAGTTCCAGCAGACCGACCTGGAGCAGTTCCTTCACGTGCAGCGCGACTTCCGCGCCGAGGTGGCGCGTGTCGTCGGGATCCCGCTGCACTACCTGTTCACCAACACCTCCGCCGGCGACGCACCCTCAGGGGAGGCGCTCAAGACGTCCGAGCTGCGCTTCTCGCGGGCGATCAAGAAGATGCAGTCCCGGTTCGGCAAGGACTGGGAGGAGGCGGTCAAGTTCGCGCTGGACATCGACGCCGGCATCCCGGAGGACCTCGATCTCAACGCCCAGTGGATGACGGAGGCGCCGCGGTCCCCCAACGAGCTGCTCGACGAGCTGATCAAGAAGCAGTCGATCGGCGTCCCGAACAGCCAGCTGCAGAAGGAGATGGGCTACGACGCAGACGAGATCCGCCTCTTCGCACTGCAGGCGGCCGCGAATCAGCCCCCGCCCGCACCGGCTCCCGCCCACGATTCCCCGGAGGAGACGCGCTCTGACCCGGCCACGCAGGCCCGGGACGCAGCGGTGCCTCCGCAGAACCAGGCGTAGCGGATTGCTCCCCGTGTAGGGGGGCAGTTGTAACATACCGTCCAGAGTCCCAAAGGAGGACCCACCCACATGTCCGAGCACGCACACGAGAACGGTGAGCAGGGCCAGGAAGGCGCCCAGGAGACGCCCGAGGCCAAGGCTGCTCGCGAGGCCCAGGAGGCCGCCGCACGCCAGTCCCAGGAGGACGGCGGAGACAAGGGAGGCGAGCTTGCTCGCGCCCGCAGGGAGGCCGCTCAGTACCGCACCGAGCGCAACGAGATCAAGGCACGGCTCGAGGCGCTGGAGGCGGAGAAGCTGAGCGACTCCGAGAAGGTCGCACGCGATCTGGAGACCACGAAGGCCTCCAACGCAACCCTCCTCGAGGAGAACCGCTCGCTCAAGGTGCAGGTCGCCGCGACGAAGGTCGGCATCAACCCCGATCTCGTCGACACGATCCCGCACCTGATCGACTGGGACGACATCGAGGACATGAGGGGCCTGGAGAAGGCCCTGAAGGACCTCGTCAAGGCACGTCCGTCACTCGCCGGCAAGGTGGCGGAGGGCGTCGACCAGGGCGAAGGTGGGAACGGCCAGCAGCAGCCGGCCGGCGACATGAACGCGATCCTGCGCCGCGCAGCGGGCAGGGCGTAACCACCACGAAGGAGCACTGAGACATGCCGTACAACAGCCTGATCTCGCGCTCCGACGTCTCCGCCCTCATCCCGGAGGACGTGGCGTCGAGCGTGATCGAGAGCGCGGTCGAGGAGTCCGCCGCGCTGAACCTGCTCCCGCGGGTTCCCATGGCCTCCAACCAGACGCGCATGCCGGTTCTCTCGGCGCTGCCGACGGCCTACTTCGTCAACGGCGACACGGGCCTCAAGCAGACGACCGAGATGGCGTGGGCCAACAAGTACCTCAACGTCGAGGAGCTCGCGGCGATCGTCCCCATCCCGGAGGCGGTCCTCGACGACGCGACGTTCGACGTCTGGGGCGAGGTCCAGCCCCGTCTCGCCGAGGCGATCGGCCGGGCGCTCGACGCCGCCGTCTTCTTCG